CAGCACCAGCACCAGCACCAGCACCAGCACCAGCACCAGCACCAGCACCAGCACCAGCACCAGCACCAGCACCAGCACCAGCATTTGAGAAGTCTGCACCGGTACAAAAAGCTGAGCGTGCTATTGAACTAGCAACAAGTCACGATGCGCTCGCTTTGATTGAGGCTCAAGTGAACAAATCAGTAAAAATTGACCCCGCTGACAAACCGATGTTACTTGTAAAAGTTGCTGACCGACGAAACGAATTACCCTTCTAGTTATGAGTTTGCTCAATTACACCACAAAAAAAGAGCCTTCAGACACAATCTCTGAGATTCAACAAATGCTTGTTGAATACGGAGTAAACGGTGTTTTGACTGAGTACGATGGTAGAGCAGTATCTTCAATGAGTTTCAAGATTAATATTGACGGCAATGACCGAATGTTCAAGATGCCTTGTAACTGGAGAGGTGTTCACGAAATCATGAAAAATGACCCCAAGTGTGGTCCAAAATTGAGAACTGAAGAACAGGCTATCAGAGTAGCTTGGCGAATTATAAAAAACTGGATTGAATCTCAATTAGCAATGGTAGAAGTAAACATGGTCACTGTGCCACAAGTATTTCTACCATATACCGTAATGCCAAATGGCCTTACTTTAACTGAAAATATTGAGAAAAATCCAACCTTATTGTTAAAACAAGTATAAAACTATGGCCGAAGAAATGACCGAAGTACGAACAAGCACTAGTAAATTAGTTGAAGAAGGAGTTAAAACCTTCAAAAGTCTTGAAAAAGCTTACGAAGAAACAGATGAAGAATTTACTTCAGATGTCTTAATTGGTTTTGTAGCCGGGTTCCAATCAGCTCTTGCTGCACTAGGATTAAGAAAAATACACGCAATAAAAACATCACTTGCTTTAAAAAGCATTCTCGAAGAAGTCTTTGAGGTTGAATGCGACTGCAAAAACTGCGTACATAATAGAAAAAAATAAAATGAAAGAATACACAAAATTAGATGCTATCGCTCCAGAAGATCTTGAAAAGATCCGAGAGTACGCAGAAGCAATGAACGAACTATTTGTTGTTAAAAATCGAGAGAGATACCTTCGTGCTCTTTTAGAGGACAGTGAAGAATTACGAGAGTCAATTTGGACTACTCAAGAAGGAGTTTCAAAAGCTATTGCCGACTTAGAAGATGACCACCTAAAAAACATTATTCCCTATATGAATAGGCAAGGTGTTAACAATGCAAGAATCCGTCGAGAGTATCAAAAGCGATTTGGAGTAACTCCAGAACTTGATGCTCCTCAAGTTATTGATGAGTTTGACGATTACTAAAACTGATGAAAAAAGAAACCGAAGTCACACTGCACCCCAATCTAATAAAGGCGATGAAAGCTTTCATTCCCGAATTTGGTAATAATGATGACCGGATTATCGCAATGGATTTGGCGAAGGTGCACAAAAAGATTTCGACTATTGACTGTAAACAGTTTCGGTTTTGGGAAAAAGAAAGGCAACTCACCAAACTAACTGCCAAAATGAAAGATATCCAACGAGAAGAACAAAGCTTAATCCGCCGCATTACTAGCCGTAACCTAGATTTCTAATATGGACCAAAAACTGATACTTCCCAAGCCTCATATTTCTTGGACGCAACTTGATATGTGGTTACGCAGCGAAGCCCGGTATCGTCGAGAATACTTCGACAGCGCGCACAAACTCGATACAAAATACCTACGGTTTGGCGGGGCATTTGCTACGATGCTCGAAGATATGGAGGTGATCTTTGCTCGGACAAACAACCGACAACTAGCAATTGAAGAGTTGGCACGAGAGTACCTAATGACTGAAAACATGAAAGCTGTGCTGATGGAGATTGAAATTGAAGGCATCAGTGAGTATGAAATCAAAACAAAAGTTATGGGTATTGTCCCGTGTTTCTCAAAGGTCGATAAATACAATCCCCGGCTCAACGTACTGCGCGAATACAAAACCGGGAAGATTCCGTGGACTCAGGCCAAAGTACAAAAGCACGATCAGTTGGTGTTTTACGCTACAATGCTAAAGTGGGAAGGTAAGCCAGTACCAGAATACTGTGACCTTGACTGGATTGAAACCAAAGAAACTGAGCAAGTGACAGAGGACTTTTGGCGGGAACAACCAAAAGTGCTCGATGTAACAGGAAGAATCTTGTCCTTCAGACGTGAGTTTGATGAACGAGAAATAGAGCGAATGGAGCAATTAATAGTCCAGGTAGCAACAGATATTTCTGCAGCGTACCAGGAACACATAAGCGATTTTTAAGTTATGACACCAGAACAAATGCAAGCTCGGTCCCAAGAAAAAGTAAACCAAGTAATGAGCCTGATGAAGACACTTAACATCCAAGCTGAGGCTCGAGAACACATTAACCGTGAAGGGTTTATTGAAAAAGTAGTATTTTGGGTAGACTCAGAAAATTACCCTCAAACACCTACTCCAGAAGTAACTGAAACCAAAGATGAACCTGATACGCAAGCTGCTTAATTTCCGGTCAGACAACAAGAAAAAATACCTTCTTGCTCTTGAGTACGGATTTGTGATCAGCCAAGTAGCTCAAGTGCAGGAGGTTGAAATAACCCCTGATCTGATTAAAAAAGCTGAAGCGATGATCGAAGGTGAATTTAGTCAAAAAGATCCCACCAGACTATCGGTTGAAATGTTGCCAAATGTAATGTCAGTATTCGAACTTGACATGACCAAGTGATATACTAAAGTCAGACGTTCACCAAAGGAGAGGAAAAATGGATGACCAACCAAACCTACCGCTTGATGAAAGGTTTCGCCAAGCGGAGCAATTTTCACTGGACTTGGAAATATCGAAACCACAACCGGCAACGGTCGTAACAGATTGGGAACGATGTCCCCACCATACGATTTTTGTTTCTGGTTGCAGATTCTGTGACCCGAAATGAGGTGCGCAAGATGTCACGCAGTCATTGCGTACAATCGTGAGTTTGAGCACAGACAAACACCTTTCTGCTCAATCTTTTGTCTCGGTATTCATTTTGGTCTGATCAATTCAGACGGTCAAATCATCATCGGAAGGAGGTGATCTAATATCTACTAGAAGCGTTACCCCAGCTCTGACGCTTCTTTTTATTTGATATACTTAATCACATAGAGAGGAAAGCCCTCTTGTCCTTTACACAATTCACACTCCGAAGAGAGTCCTGCATATGGGGCTCTTTTCAATTTAAAAATCTTTTGTTATATTTTAATTAATCGAAGGATTCTGAACACTGGAAAGTGTCTAGCATAACATCTATGTTTTGAGGTGTTTAGCGTGGTGAAGTCCTTTGATTGCTGTAGAGATGGACCAACGGCAGGTCGCAAGGCTCATAACCTTGAGGTAGATGTTCAACTCATCTTCTCTGCACAAATAAAAAAGCCCCCTATAGGGGCTCTTTTTAAAACTGAATATCTTCTCCTTCAAACAGTGTTGTTCGGGGAGGTTTCCCTGACCCCATCTGAATGATTTCCATTTCTTCGGGGCTGAGATAGCGCTCAAGCTTTCTCTGCAAAGCCGCGTCAATCTTGGCTGGGTTTGCGTACACGTTTGGTGGGGTGTCTGGAGCTGCTGGTAACCCCTGCATATTAGCTCGAGGTTTTGGTCCCATCTGAATCACAGCCATTTCTTGATCAGTGAGGTATGGCTCCAGTCGATTTTGGATTTCTCGCACTTTCCGTTGGTATTCTGGCCCTCCCATTGGTGGTGGAGCAGCCCTTCCAGCTTCCACAGCAGCGATATCTGCAGCTTCCTGCGCATTGTTGGTCATTCGCCCACTAGGAGTACCAAACAACGTCTGAGACTGATTTCTAGGGGCTTCTAGCTGCAACATAGGCGTTTCTCCCGCCTCAGTAATGAATTGTTCTAGTTTGCGAACAATTGTGGCCTCAGATGCTCCGTCTTTTGCAGCTTCTTCAATTAATTTCAAATCTTGAGCCAGTCTTTTTTCTAACTGTAGTGCGTCAAGCCGACCGTTCGTTTTCCCAGCTGTTCGGAGTAACGCCCCAGCAACTCCACGAGAAGTACCTAAAGTAGCAATGTTTAAAGCTTGCTCCATTAATCCTCCGACTCTTTCAGCAATTGAAGGATCTGCCATTTTAGCCTGGACCTTGTTCACCGCTTCAGCCCGATCGTTAATTAGTTTTCGAACTCGAATTAGATCTGAAATTCTTGCATCAGCTTCTTTTGCAATGTCATCACCAAACAAGTTTCGAGATGTTGATTTCAAACCAGCACGAGTATTCTCTGCTGTTTGTTTTGCCAAACCAGAAGAAAGTTTTCCTGATGGTAGGTATGCATTCAAATCTTGCCCGTGCAACCTCGACAAGTCGTTAATCTCTTTCACCGTCAAACCATCAACCTCAGCTTTTCGACGCAACTGCTGCATTGTGGCTAACCCTTCAAGATTGTTGGTCTTTGTATATTCTTTTTCCAACTGATCCATCGCCTGATTGACGTAATTGTTTTTTACTTTTTGTCCATTCACTTCAAATGTATGATCTAGATTTGAAAGAGGTCGGCGCAGTGGATTGGTTTCAAGTGCAGTGTCAAGAGATCCAGAAATGTCTGTGATTTTTTCATCAAGTCGTTGACTCAACTCAGCGTTAGTTCGAACACCATCAGTATCAATTTCTCGAAATGCTCGTTGTGCAACCTCTGCATCCCCCGTCTTACCTTGAAGCACTCGGCGAACAGCATCATCCGCTTCAGATTTTCGGCTTAACGCTCGCTGCGCTGGACTAAGTGCTTTTGTAACCAGTGGCGTAGCAGCCCCTAGAGCACCACCAGTCGCAGCCCCAATACTCCCCCCAACGGCTCCACCGGCCAGAATACTTCCTAACGTACTTTCGCGTTGAGTCATTTCTTCACCAGCACCATACGCAGCACCTGTGATGGCTCCTGTTCGACCTACTTGCATAGCTGCTTGCCTTGCGGTCGGTGTAGCAGCTCCACGGAACACTCCGCCAATTGTTTGAGCTCCACCCTTTGCTGCTCCTCCACCGTATAGATACGATCCGGTTTTTAAAGCTTCACCAGCAATTTGTTTTAATCCACCATCTTGAAACCCTCGCTGTTTTTCAATATCCATCCCAAGGATTCTTTGACCTCGACCAGAATCAGCAATTTCTTCGTACCCTGTTTTAATTGTCTTCCCAAATAAACCGAGTCGTCCCAAGGCTTCAGTCGTCCTCGCAGCAGGTTTTACAAGCAAGGTCTTTAGGGGATCTTTGATTATTGTTTCAAGAAACCCATCTTGTTCAGGAGCCGGTGCCGCAGCTGCTGGTGCAGGAGAACTAGCTCCAACTTGGTTGAATTGCAAAGTTTTTGGAGCGGTGCCAGTGTTACCTGGCGTTTTTCCAAAAGGGATTGTTTTTGGTCGTGTTTCCATAATAAATGTTTATTCAACTAATACCCACTGATTACCGTCTGATCGATACGTCGCACCATCAATATCCATAGTCGCACCAACTGCCGGAGCAGTCTCATTTTGCCCTGGTGTTGGAGTCCCTAAATATTGACCGCCTCCAGCTTGCACCCATCGGTTAATTGATTCTTTTGCCTTAGTTAATTCAGTTCTAAAATCTTCAGCGGATTGAGCTTGATCCAAACCAGCAAGAGCTGATTCAAGAAGGTTCAATTCAATGTTGGATACGTTACCAAGAGCACCTCCAGTTTTTGAGGCTTCACGCATGGCTGTGAGTTCGTTAAAGGCGATAGATGATTTAAGAGTATCTAGTCGAGTTCTAAAGTTGAGAGCATCTGTGCTTGGTAAGTTAGACAACAAACTACCGAAGCCAACAGTCCAGTTGTTAACGTCGCTCATCAAACTATCAATACTGTTAACCGCTCGAAGCGCGCGTTCTTGAGTATATGGACTCATACCTCCAGAAGCAGCCCCTGCACCTGCTCTAGCTGCCGCAGCAGCTGATAATGACGCTTTATAGCTCGCAAGTGATTTTTGGAAATCTTGATCGTTTTTCATTTTATCAAGATCGTAATCATGTTTCTTCCCCAACATCGTTAGGTCGTTTTGAAAGTCTCTTTCAGCTTGAGTGTTTTCAACTTCAGCTTCTCTGGTTGCGATATTTTCAGCTTGTTTTGCTTCAAGTTTTGCTTGAGCGGTCACAATTGCTGGATCGTATACACCAGCATACGCACTTTCAATCGCTTGAAGTTCCGCTGGGGTGTAAGCAATGCCGGACTCACCAGCTACTCCAAACGGATCTGATGCTCCAGTAGAAATATCGTTCCGGGCATTAGTTACTAGTGCTGCTTCAGCTCGAAGTTGTTCTTCAGTCTTGTTCGCGTCACTAAACTCATTACCGGCTAATGTCCCCACGTCTCCTTGCCCGCTTCCAGCTTGTAACCGTGAGGCAACTTCAGAGGCTATCTGGGTCGGGTCTTTCATTGTTCCATCAGGGTTCATCCACTGTGCTGGAGTTTGAGTAGTTTCTGGATTTGTAACAGGAGTTTCAGGAGCTACTGGTGGTTGTCCAATAGGAGCTTGTGTCATTGGAGCTACTGGTGCAGCTGACTCTGGAGAATAACCACCTTGCCCTCCTAGAGCCGATGCTGGTGCTGGAGTAGCTGAAGGAGCCGGTCCTCGAGGGGCTACAAGTGAACCGTCAGGCCGCATTGACCAACCAGCCATCATTTTATTTGATGCTGGAGCAGCACTTCCGCTGAAAGCTTGTGACACGCTTGTCCCTGGACCTACCGTTAACTTACTTCTATCAACTGGAGCTGAGGCCGGTACAGTACCTGACCCCGTAAGCAATCGTGAGATACTTGAAATTCTTTGTCCACCAGTATTAAATCCTCCCGATGGATTTGTGATCGGATTAAAAAAGTCTTTGATTTTTTTATTATCTGTAGCCATACTATTAAAGTTTATTGTTATAACCAGTTGATGTTAATTTATTTGCTGTATTTTTGAGCAACCCAGCAGCCCGTGTCTGTACTGCAGCTGATTGAGAAACTGGAGTTGTGCCTTGAAAATCAAACTGATTTGGATTGTACGCAGAAGAAATACTTTTGCCAGGGGTTACTTGACCGCCAGCAACTCCCGCATTGAACCGACTCTGTCCAGGTAATTGGTACATATCGCCGAGACTTTTTGCTGCACTGTCTCCATATTTATACTGAAAGTCCCGAGCTGTGTTCCCGATATTGGTAGCAGTTCTACTCATTGCTCGAGCATCTCTTTTTTCGTAGTTGTCACGTAAGTCATTTAACTTTTGAACTCGTGACCCGGCAAACAACACCCCTTGATCAGCTGCAGACTGGTCAGCTGCATTTTTATCGTCACGAAAAGCGAGACGGTCATCTTGTCTAAACTCTTCAAGTCCTTGCTGTTGTTGACCCAACTGATCCTCAACTACCGATCGATCAAGTGATTCTTGAGCCTCAAAAGCAGGAGCTAAAGCAGTTCGAGCTTGGGCGACTGCTGCTTGTTGTTGCTCTGGAGTAAATGGTACGCCAGTGATATCTACAATCCCTGACCAGTCGTTATTTGTGTACGCATCGATAATAGTATCAACGGTGTTTACCCCGCCGTAACGAGCAATATCAGGATTTGCTGCTAGCGCGTCCGTAACCGCTTGTCTAAACTCTGCTAACTGATTCGGTGTCATATCTTTATATTGTCAATATTAGCACAAATAATACCTATCTTGTTTTGTAAAATCCCCTAAGTTATTTTTAATATTCCGCCATCATTCCACACTCGCCCTGATCCTCCCGGATTATCTTCAGGTAACCCAAAAAAGGTAACTCCATCAGCACTGACGAAAATGTCAAAAGTAGCGTCAACAAGAGGGTTTCCGTCTCTATTTGGCATATACGACAAACGAACCTGACCCCCCTCCCCTGCGGCCACTAACCAGTTAACTGTACCTTCTCGAGTCGAACTTTCCGTACCTCGATCAAAAATATACAACCCGTCCCTGTAGTCTTCATCAGCACCGTTTCTTGAAACACGAACTCGAAAAACTCCGTTTATGTAACCTTGAGCATCTCCCACATCTGTTCGGTGGTCAGGGGCAATCTCAACCAATTTAATATTTCTTTCGTCCCCAGTCCCTCTTCGGCCAATAAAAATGTAATTACTATTCGGTGCGTTATCTGGAGAAAATAACTCAAATACATTGTCCTTTACTCCACCAATAAGTGCTCTTTTTTGAATGATAAAACCATTTTGAATGTTTTTATCGACTCGTGAATTCCCTCCGTTAGCAGTTGTAAATACTAGTCTTGATGTGTCACCAAGAAGTTTTCCATTCAAACTATAAGTATCATCAAAAAACGTAATATCATTACCTTCTATTTCAACTCGTGACGGAAGAGCTGATGTTTGAATAAAACATGAAGTAATAACTGTTCCAGTTAAAATATTTGGGGCGTCTTCTGATCCATTAGCTTGCCCTCTTTTTCTTGAAGAATCCTCAACCTGTTTTGGTACCGGATTCACAGCTGAATAAGCAGCCCCTTTTGTTTGGTCGTTTTGATTGGGGTCTTTTTTTAAAAACCGATCTTGACTCAGGTTAGAAAAACTCATTTTTAGTTTGTGTTATAGCCCTTGACAGTAAGAGAAGGAATTTCTATTCCGTGGATGACCACCTGCTCTCCTCGAGTATTACCGGCCACCCGTAATCGCAGTACATCAAAGTCATCTGTGTCCTCAGTGGGGAAAAACGCATTGTTTTTTTCATCAATTGTAGCAAGTGGCTTCCAGGCATTTGGACCAGACTTTTGTATTTGGTATGACACATTACCGCCAGCAGCGTTTTCAGAATAAACACTAATTCCACCGAGACTTTTAATCTCGCAATACATATCAGTAAATGATCTCCACCTGTCGATGTATTCGTAATAAAATGGTTGTCCAAAGTCAGTTGTACCTTTCTCAATTGACCCCACCAAGCCCGCTGAAGTTCCAAGTAAAGGTGTTTGAACGATCCCGTTGTCATACAAAACCATGGCTGTAACGTCATTGTTTTTGTAGTCGTAAACTGTCCATACTTGAGTAGAAATAGTATATCGAAGCACACAGTTGCTAAACACTACCCCTTCAACAGCAATTGGCCCCACGTACCACTGAACAGTATCAAAACCGTCGTACACTCCTTTTACGTTTTCATAGTATGCACGAGGTATAGCTTTTACAAAATCAATAATCCTCCGAGAAATTTCCACCGGTTGAGATCCATAATCAAACTGATAAAAACCAGATGAGTGATGAAAGAATATACCCGTTTTTGTTTCAATAATAGATTCTTGAGAAAAAGTACCGACGTTGTAAGCGGGGTAAGAGTCTAAAGATGTAGCCCCATAAATTCGAAAAATACTATCTTGAGTAAAAATCAAGAGTGCTCGAGGGACTCGATACATCGCTGTAAATTTTTGACCAGTCTGCGGAGAAAGGGTTGTAATAAAGTTTACTTGCGGATCGTAGGTCAGACTGTAAACATCGGGAGGGCTGAATTGAACAATATCGGTGTAGTAAACAATTCCAGTAGCTGCATCAGCAACCCATACTCGACCTTCAAATCCTCCGTGAATAAAATCACCCTTAGGGAATCCAAGAGGGACCAAGTTTGTTCCAAAAGCTCCACCGTTTGATGTTGCCACAAGATCTCCTCCGTCTTGAGCGTTTCCATTTACCATCCAGATGTAATTTAAAAACTGAGAAAATCGCGGTTTAGAAGAACCCACTAGTCCTAACCGTCGAGACACCCAACTAGTCCCGTCCCAATTCGAAACACTATCTTCATGGCTAGCGTAGAGAAAGTTTTGATTCACTCTTGGTCCATTTATTTTAAATGTTGCCCCTTCACCTTCTTCGCCTACGTTTGACCAAGTTCCAATAACTAAAAAATCATTTATTTTGAGAGAGCTCAAAGAAATTGAAGATCCATTACCATCAGCTACAAAAATTTTTGACCCCACAACCGTTGTATTGAAAGTAGTTGTGTCGACTTCAAAAATTTGAGTGTAGATAGCATCGTCCGCATCACTCCAAAAGTTTACGAAATTTTCTCCGTTGCCCATGTCAACAGAAGCATTTATTCGTGATGTCCCTGGTTCAAAAGTAGCTACTGACCCCACCGTAGTCACCGCGTAAGTGCTCGGGTTTACATTAAATACTCGAGCTTTCCCTACAGAAGAACCTTCACTATAAAAATTTATAAAGTGTTCATTGTCTCCTAAAGACTGAGCGCTATTAAAACTGGAATTGTAACCAAGTGTTAACGGGCTACCTACGGCGGTGATCCCCCAAGTTATTAGATTCACATTGAAAACTTGAGATTTTCCAACCCCTCCGTTTGACCAAAATACAAACACTCTCGAACCATCACCTAAGGGAACGCAACTGATACTTGTCACTCCACCAGTATCAAAAGTCAATGGAGACCCTGGTTCGCTTACTGCAAATGTACCCAAATCAACTTCTAAAATTGTGGCAATTCCGTTACTACCATTGTTGTAAAAAACAATAAAATGATTTTCATCAATTGCCACCATTGAATTAAAAGTAGCGTTTGTTGTATCAAATTCTAAAGGAGTACCCAGTGTCGTAACTGCGTAACTAATCGGATCCACCCGCAGTGTTTGAGCAAAACCGTCAAAACTAGATCCGGACCAAACAACCAAGTGATTGTTTTCATTAACTCTTTGAACTTCAACGTACAAAGCGTTACTGATATCAAATTCAAGAGGTGAACCTACGGGGATAAAACCACCTGTTTCCAGGTTTGTTCTAATTACTTGAGCAAATCCATCCCCACTAACACCTGTCCATACCATTAAAAAATGAGTGTCGTTTATTTTTGAACTTGCTACAAAAGATATTTCTGAAGTAAAAATACCGCTAGTTCCTATCTGCTCAATTGATATATATCCTGGCTGAGTTATTGTATTTTTTAAAGTTCCAAAACTATTTATTTTTTCCTCAAGTGACGTTGCAAATTCAGTGATACCCGCGCGAGTTTGGATTGCTCCTACCCGGTCAAAGTTCATATTCACTGCCAACTGAACTGAATCAGCTGGAGCGATAGTATCGTCAAGTGCAGCCGTTCGAACAATCCCTTCTACGGGATAAGGGATTTTTATGTCGTCAATTGTTTGAAGTTTACTCATGTTCTGATAAATAATACATCTTCATTGGTAGCCGCGCCAGCTAACCTTTCCCATTTGTGTTTCCACGGCTCAAAGTGAAGTTCTGCCATAAACAAAAGTGCTTCTTTAAAATCTGGGTTAAGCAATACAGCTTCAGCGCAAACTTCTCTCGCAGCGCCTCCCCTATTCATTTGAAAATAACACCTGGCAATATATAACAGAGCGTCAGCTTTTTCAGGTAACCAAGTAGCTGCTTCTACACACTCTTCAAAAAGAGTTGCTGCTTTACCATAATTCCCACGGTAATAAAATTCCCGAGCGTAGTAATAAACATCTCTTGATGTGCAATCTTGACTTTTTATTTGCTTATCAAGAATACGCATCATTCGATCAGGATCTAAATCATGAGCAGAACTGTAGCCGTAAGTAATAACAACGTCAGATAAATTCTCTTCAACTGGATGTAATGTTTCGTGCGCGGCACCCACCCACCTTACTTTGCCGTTATTACGAAAAATCCTTGGTAGAAAATGAACATGATTACTTCCTTTTGAAGTCATTTCAACACTAAAATGAGATTGTCCTTTTTTGGCTTTAGCAATCAGATTTCTAATTTTTTCTACTCCCCCTGTTTCAAGAACCTCATCTGCATCAATAGAAATAATCCAATCACCTGAACATTCATGTCTTGCAAAATTTCTGGCTTCAGCAAAATCATCGTTCCACACGTAATCAGTAAAAACCTTGTCTGTGAATTTTTTAGCGAGTTCGACTGTGTTGTCAGAACTCCCGGTATCACACACAATAATTTCATCAACTCCCACTAAAGATTTTAAAACATCTTCAATGTGGTCAGCTTCGTTTTTTACAATGAGACAAGCTGATAGTTTCATACTAAGAGGTAATTATAGTTGTCGCTTGTCCAGTATACAAGTTGTCAAACAAAGCTTGGACAAGTTCTTCAAACTTTTTGTAGTCTGGATCAGACTGAGCCAGAGTAATATCTTTTCGATATTTAATGGCGTATCGTAAATACCACTTGTAAATTTCACGGTATGGTTCAGGGAGGTTTTGGTACAAATCAGTCACTTGAGGTTCTCGTTTGTAGTAATCGATGTAACAATTTCTTCCTTGCATTGAATCTGGAATAACTCGATCAAACACGATTTTATCTTCAAATACTGTGTAGTTAACTGGTTGCGCAATAGTGGGGGTAACCCAAATTTGAGTACCGACAGGAATCTCTCGGTCCACACCAGTAACTCCTGTTAGTTGATTATTCATCAAATCGACTCCTGTGTACTGAATCTGAAGGATACTTTGGTCAAAACCAGTAGTTGCGATATGTGCTGCTCCCGTAGCATTTACTGAGGGGAAATCACCTGCAGATTCAACAGTAATCGTTGTGTCTGAAATTTCTACCGGTTCAGAAATCACACTACCACTGACACTATATGAAGAACTATTCCAAGATCGTTTGTCGATATAGTTCAAATTATACGGAGATAAAACCCCTCCAACAATAAATCGAAGAGCCAGCATTGATCTATCAGTTTCACTGAAATCAATATCAGTAGGTAATTTTATAAAGTTTGATCCGGCTAGTAATTTCATCGGATGTTCAAACTCTTGTAGCCAAGCATGACGAACTCCGTAAAGTTTCATTTTTACGTATTTTCGAGCATCGTCAATTGCTTCAAGGCAAAACAAAGTGGTGATTTTTGTGTCGTTCTCAGGTACCCCCATTGCCCGTAGTACTGGATGGATTAGCTCTCCTACCGAATCAGCCGGGTAAGAAAGCACACTTACTGGAGACGAAAATTCAGAAAAAAGTCCTGTTTCAGAATTTTTCCATCGAAGTTTGTAGAAATCAGAAGTTAGCCCCACTGAATCAAATTGAACAGTTTTTTGTTGCGTAACATAAATCGGAAGTGTTGCTAGTACTGTATAAGTTCCGTCAATCGTATCTGATTTTTGAATTTCAATCTGATCGTAGTTGATTTCACTAACCAAGTCACCTCGATTATGGGGTTGTTTTGTTGCTGCGATTGTAAAATCTTGGTTTGTGTTTTCTGAAGAAACTACAACCTCCGCGTTTTCTGCACCCATTGAACCCAACAACAAAAGGGTTGTTCCGTCAGTAAAATCAATAGCATTGTCAACATTCAAAACTTCTACCCCAATAGCAAAATTGTTCGAAAGGTATGTGTACGTTTTCGAATTTAATTTATTAGGAATCTCAATAATGTTTCCTATATTGTGACGAATGGTGATTTGTGGGAACATGCTGTTTTTATTTACCGGCGTAGGGTTCTTCTGAATTACCTTTATTTGCAAAATAAAAAGTAAATGCCATTGACGCCACAATCATGTATTGCTCTGCGCTAATTTTCCCTGTAAAAAGTGCGGCGTTAATACCGATAGCCATCATAATAAAAACAATTTTTGAAGCTGATGTAATTATTTTTTCCATATATAGATTATACATTACTTTTTAGACTGAAAGTCTTTTAGTTGGTTTAATAATTTTTTTGGAGTTTGGTAACCGAGTCTCCCCATGTTTTCTAGTATACTAATAAATTCGGTAATACCAATAAATCCAATCATAGTTGACTGGATAATATCAAAGCTGATTGTCGTGTCGGCGTAGTACCCAGATGAAATTGCTATGAAGTAAACTGTGCCTTTTTGTATTATTCTGGAAAATTTACGTGAGGTAATAGCTTGTCCTTCATGGTACGTAGCCATTAGCCCA